ATAGAGGCCGAAATAAGAGATTCTGTAAGTGAATATATTCCAGGGATTACGGTGACAAAGATAGATATTAAACCAGCCTCAGAAGGAGACGAAGATAAAGGTTCATATATCAATGATAATGATGAAAGAGTTTTTAGAGTACCTGGAATAGGTACTTTAGAACATACCGCAAAAATAAAAATTGATTACAGAATTAACAGTGATGTTTTTAATGCAAGTGATTTTGTTATAATTAATATTTAAAGATATGGCAAATAAAAAAATATCCTACACCACTAGAGATTTTCAGTCGATAAGAACTGAGTTAATAAATTTTACACAAACATATTATCCTGATTTAGTAGGGAATTTTAATGATGCTTCTGTTTTTTCGGCGTTATTGGATTTAAACGCGGCTGTTTCTGATAACCTACAGTTCAACATTGATAGAAGTATTCAGGAAACTGTATTACAATTTGCTCAACAAAGGTCATCAATTTACAACATTGCTAGAACTTATGGTTTAAAAATACCGGGGCAAAGACCTTCTGTCGCTTTAGTGGATTTTTCTATTACAGTTCCTGCATTTGGTGATAAAGAAGATTTAAGATATTGTGGTATTTTGAGAAGAGGTTCTCAGGTAAATGGTGCGGGACAAGTTTTTGAAACTGTTTATGATATTGACTTTTCATCACCGATTAGTGGAGACGGATACCCAAATAGGTTAAAAATACCTGTTTTTGATGCCAATAATAAACTCCTAAACTATACTATAGTAAAAAGAGAAACGGTTGTTAATGGTATAACAAAAGTGTTCAAAAAAGTTGTTACACCCAATGACGTTAAGCCTTTTTATGAGTTGTTTTTACCTGAGAAAAATGTGTTAGGTGTTACTTCTGTTTTATTAAAGGATGGAACATCATATGCCAATGTTCCATCGGCCCAAGAATTTTTGGGTTTAGATAATAAGTGGTACGAGGTTAAGGCTTTGGCGGAAGATAGAGTTTTTATCGAGGACCCGACTAAAACATCTGATAGACCTGGTGTAAAAGTTGGAAAATATATTACTACAAATAGTAAGTTTATAACTGAATATACACCGGAAGGATTCCTTAAAATGACTTTTGGTGGAGGTAGTCAATCTGCGGATGAACAATTAAGAGAATTTGCTAGAAATGGGTATAAGTTAAATTTATATAAGTACTCAAATAATTTTGCACTTGGAAGTACTCTGAAATCAAACTCAACAATTTTTGTTCAGTATAGAATAGGTGGAGGTACTAATAGTAATTTGGGAGTAAATGTGATTACTCAATTAGGTACTGTTTCTTTCTTTGTTAATGGGCCATCAGACTCTATTAACAATACTGTTATAAATTCATTAAGATGTAGTAATGTTACTGCCGCAATTGGAGGAGCAGCGGCTCCGACTACAGAGGAAGTAAGGAATTTAGTGAGTTTTAATTTCGCAGCTCAAAATAGAGCGGTTACCGTAAATGACTATGACTCTATAATTAGAACAATGCCATCACAGTTTGGAGCACCTGCTAAAGTGGCAATTACTGAGGACAATAATAAAATCAGAATCAAAATGTTATCATATGATGATAACGGTAAATTGACAGAAATAGTATCTAACACTCTTAAAAATAATGTTGCAAATTATCTCTCAAATTACAGGATGATAAATGATTACGTTTCAGTTGAAACTGCTAATGTTTGTGATTTATCTTTAACAATCGATGTAGTATTAGATAGTAGTCAAAACCAAGGGGCTGTTATATCATCCATAATAAATTTAGTTTCTGATTATTTTGACCCATCAAATAGACAAATGGGAGAGAATGTCTATATTTCTGAACTAAGAAGACAAATTCAAAGTGAAAATGGGGTAATTTCTTTATCCGATATTGTTGTGTATAATAAAGTTGGAGGGTCTTATTCTTCTTCTCAAACATCTCAAAGGTATTCAGATAGTATTACTAGACAAATTGATTTGGTTGATGATACAATTTTTGCAGAACCTAGCCAGACCTATCAAGTTAGATTTCCAAGTAAGGATATTAATGTTAGAGTAAAGAATCTTTCTACTGTCAATTTTTCCTGATAATTTATTTTGCTAACTAATGAACTATCATTTAGTAAAGTGGCGAATAAACTATTTATGAAAAAAGTGGTTAATGGGTAATTCATATAGATTAAGAACAAAGGTTGGTGTTGATAAGGCACTAAATGTTGCATTAGAACAAGATTTTGAATCGTTAGAGATTCTTTCCTTAAAAATATTACAAAGTCAAATTTACACTAGACAGTGTTCTGATTATGGAGTTGTTGTTGGTAGAGTTACGGCCAATAATGGACTTGGTATACCAAATGCGAAGGTATCTATTTTCTTACCATTAAATAGTATTGATGAAAACAATCCCACTATTAATGCAATATATCCTTACAAAACTCTAAATGATTTAAATGATGATGGATATAGGTATAATTTATTACCATATGAAAAATCTCACGGAGGTCACACACCTACAGGAACTTTTCCATCTAGAGAAGATGTTTTAATAATACCTGAGGTATCCGAAGTATACGAAAAATATTATAAACTAACGACAAAAACAAACGATAGTGGGGACTATATGATATTTGGAGTTCCAATTGGAACTCAAATAGTACATTTAGACGTTGATTTATCAGATATTGGTGAATTTTCATTGTCACCACAAGATATGGTAAGACTTAATTTGGCTAATGAAAAACAAGTTTCAGGTACTGAATTTAGGGCGTCAACAAATTTAGGAGAATTACCACAATTAAAACAATCTAATAGAACTATCGAAGTAGTTCCTTTATGGGGTCAACCTGAGATTTGTTATTTGGGTATCACACGATTGGATTTTGATTTATCACAGGAATTTGGTGTAAAGATAGAACCTGCATCAATTTTCATGGGTTCAATCTTCTCTAATGTGGATAAAGAAGCCGTAAAACGTAACTGTAAAGTTAGAAAAAAAATTGGTAATTTGTGTAATTTAATTACAGGACCTGGTGAAATTTTGGCAATCAGACAAACAATAAATTTAGACGCTGATGGAAGACCAGTTTTAGAAACTTATGAATTGGAAAACGGTGGTAAATGTATTGACGAAAATGGTACTTGGTTAATTGATGTTCCGATGAATTTGGATTATGTGTATACCGATGAATTTGGTAATCGACAAATATCTAATGACCCTAATGTGGGTATACCAACTAAAGGAAAATATAGGTTCAAAGTTAAGTGGGAACAGGCTCCATCTTTGGCTAATGAGGTAGTAAGAGGAGCATTTTTAGTTCCAAATATTAAAGAATGGGGTTGGGATAGTTATGACTTTGACCCATCAATACAACAAACTGATTTTCTGACTGAAGCCTTTGGAGGATGCCCTCAACCCACAACAACCCTATTAGATACACCAGAATATAGACAAGTAAGGGCGTCTTATGCGTTCAGTTTAGACTGGAAAGATTATGGTGAAACGGATAGTTTTGGAGATTTGACCTCAACCGGAAACCTCATGATTGATGAGGCGGTTAATTGCGAGGATAGATTTTATGAGATGATTCATAGTAAAGTTTATACAGTTTCGCAAATGATTTCTGAACATAGAGGAGGACTCAATAGATATAAAATAATAGCAATTAAAGATATTTTGAATGAAGACTGTGAGGGTACCCACAATAAGTTTCCGACTAATGATGGAATGTTTCAGAGTGATATAATTTATACACTATTCAAATTCGTTGTAGGGATATTCACACCAATATTAATGGCTATCATACTTTTAAAACACATAGTTGGTTTAATCGTATGTATTCTTTGGGTAGTTATGGAGGGTATTGCGGGTTTCATATGTGCGCTCGCAGATGGTATTTGTGCAATCTCGGGAGTTTCATTTTTGGGAATAAGTCCGTTTGGTTTCTTAAGTGGATTATGTGATACTCTTAGTCGAGTATGTGACAAATTCCAAGGTATTGCGGATGATTTTGAGGATAAATGTAGAAATAGTTCACTAGACCTTCCTATGTTAACATATCCTAATTGTGAAATGTGTGATTGTGACGTACCTCCACAAGATGGTGGAAGTCAAACTAACATTGGCTCAACATCATCTGCCGCGGGAGAATTATTGGCCACGGCTAATTCAATAGGAGCCTCAACATTTATATCGGCCTTTTTCCAACCGTCTAGTTGGAGAGTTTGTCCGGCGGGGGCTCCTGAGGCGGCGTATGGGTTGATAATGGCGGGAAGACCTTATAATAATACTGAAACTTCTAGAGCACCATATCCAGTTCCGTTTGAAATTGATTCCGAACCAGGTTTTGAGTTTATGTATTCACCAAGCTTACCATTTTGGGAAAGGTTCAATGTCTTTAACACTAAATCTAAGTATTTTAATAATTCCGCTTCTAATCCTGGTGGTGGTTATAATAGAATTAAAGCGTCGTTTGCTTATGATTTACCTGGAAATGGTCTTGATAAATGGCACATGGATAATGTAATAGTATTGATGACAAAACCATCAGTTAGTTGGACTCCTGGACAAATGGTATCTTTTTCAGACCCATTACAATCCCAAGACCCCAACTTGACGGGTTTAACCGATGACAATCAATTCAATAATCGAGCAACTACTGGAACAACAAGAGGAACTCCGGTAATTGAGATTAATGACCCTAACAATCCTACAGATGATGATATATTATATTATCAAATTAATAGTGCGGAAGTATTATGGGCGAATCCTGATGGTAGCGGCAACCTGTCTACATTTTACAATTTAACCGCAAGAACAAATAACAACTATGCGAAATTTCAAATGGATACTGAATATTTCCAAGTTATTCATAATACAACTGTTGGTGACTATATGGCTAAGGCCGCGTCAGTTGGTAATTTTGCTCCTGAAACGTTGTACAATAGAATAATGAATAGTAATATGGCTACTTATCAATATCTATTTAGAACAGATGTGCCTGGAGGTAATTTTACTTTTCCACCAATACCACCATTTGATTATCCCCCCGATTATGTATACACTTTCAATACTTATGAGGATAGTGGTAATTTAGGTTTTGGTTGTTTTAAAAATTTTAATGACCAAAAGTTAATTTTCTTAGTAAGAGGGGTTGACCCGTATTCAACTAGACAAAAATGTAGATTTGATATAAGTAGACTATATGGTGCCGATACTAATTTTTTAACTTCTTGGTCTGCAAATCCTGATTTTATAGTTGAGGGTGACTTTAAGTTAAACATACCGGTACAAGGTAAATTTAGATGTATTCCACACTATGGTTCTAACGGGGCTACTGACCCGTATACACCTTATCATTTATTCCATCCATCATATGAATTATCTTTTGACCCCGCAATTTTTACACCATTTACTTCTACTGCAACAACTAATTATTCTAGAATTGATAGCATCCCCGGCAATTATATATCTGGACCCCCTTTTCCAGTTTCGGTTAATGATAATGGACCTGATAATACATTAAGAATAGACGATAATAATAGATTAACACAAGATTTTAGGGAACATACACCAATTCCATCTTATTCTGTTTTTTATGCACCTTATGGTACTCAAAATTACGCACCGTCATATACACCCCTTGCACCTACTTACACTGTGGGTAGTATTACCTTAGATGCATTTTACAATACTACCACAAATGGGGCGGCATGTAGAGGTTATTTTCGTAACGAAGTTATAGAAGGAGGTTCTTATATGTATGTTGGGCCTAGCCAAGACAACTTAGCGGCGAGGTATACAACTGCCGTTCTTCCGGGGGCTGTTCCTCCTTTGTACGGATTTGCGGTTCCCCCAAGATACAGCTGGACCCAAGGATTCGAAACCACCACCCCATTCTCAACATATTTTTGTTTTACTTACAACTCAGGTATGATTTTCGATAATTCAGAAAGGATTGTCATGAGGTCGGATAGATTGTTTACATCTAGTAATAGATTATATGCGAATGGAACATCGACACCCCCTGACTACTATTTTGAAATAGTATATCCATTGATGGCTAATAATTTATTATTAGTTAATAAAGTTAACGATAACGGATTAATTAGTACTTCCTCAGCACCGCCCTCTACAGGTGACGCCGGAGCTGCTCAAGATAACGCGTCGGAACTAGCTGCTAATCCGGCTTTACCAAATAATATTGCAGAATCCTTGGATTGTGCAGGTTTAGCTCCACTTAGATGTTATGGTACCACTCCAGATGGTTTATTAACTTTGGAAGCGGACACCAATAACGATTGT